TGTGCACAACGAAATTCCTCAAGAACATAAGTGTGCACATATACTGGCACTCGATAACGGCAATTATGCTGCTCAGCCTAATAATCGTATCTTGTGGAGCGTTTCTAACTATACTACTGATAGATCTTGGCCAGACTTTAAAGTGCAAACTACAGAGTGGTCTGTCGAAAATAAAGATTGGGTAACAGATGATACAGACGATATGTTTTATAAAATTAAAGAAAAAAAATGAAACTAACAGCTAACATAACTCTTGATGAGCTTACAAAAAGCCAAACGGCTGAACGTAAGGGTATCAATAATAATCCATCACCAGAGCAAATAGAAAATTTGAAAGCACTAGCAGTAAATGTGCTTCAACCGATACGTTCACATTTTGACAAGCCTTTAATCATATCCAGCGGATTTCGTTGTGCACAACTGTGTATAGAAATAGGTAGCAGTGTTAACAGTCAACATGTTGCAGATGATGAGGCAGCTGCAGCGGACTTTGAAATACCAGGTGTAGACAATAGAGAACTAGCTCGCTGGATTAGAGATAACCTAGAAGTAGACCAAGGTATTTTAGAATTTTACAAAGATGGCGAGCCATCGTCTGGCTGGATTCATTGCAGTTATTCAAGAAATAATAATAGACAACAATGGTTGCGTGCCAAGCGAGTTAATGGTAAGACTACCTATACACCATGGTTAAATTAATATGCCAATAGGAAGATCACAAATGACAAAACAAGTAGAAGGACAATTAAGAGGTGCTCGTGGAGAAAAAAGAAAAGTTAAAACCTTTTCAAAAGGTGGGTTAAAAAATGGTAAACTAAAAAAAGTTGCATCAGCATTAAACAAAGCTTCCAAACTACATAAAAAACAATCTAAAATAATTAAAAAACACATCAAGGATATGAGACGTGGCAGATCCTAAAAAAGGAACAGGAAAAAAACCTAAAGGAACTGGTAGAAGACTATATACAGATGAAAATCCTAGAGATACAGTCCGTATTAAGTTTGCTACCCCAGCAGACGCTAGAGCCACAGTAAGAAAAGTTAAAAACGTAAATAAACCTTTTGCAAGAAAGATACAAATTTTAACTGTTATGGAGCAACGTGCCAAAGTAATGGGTAAAAGTGAGGTAGTTAATATTGCAAAAAAAGCTAAACAATCCATTCGCAAAACTCGTAAGGTCTAGAACTTATAGACCGAAAGTGCTAAAATCTAAAAAGTTGTACGACCGCAATAAAGAGAAAAGATCTCTCAAAGTGGCCACTAAACAAGGAGAATAAAATGACTAAACTATGTCCAAGAGGTAAAGCAGCAGCAAAGAGAAAATTTAAGGTGTACCCTTCGGCCTATGCTAATGCCTACGCATCTAAAATATGTGCAGGAAAAATTAAAGATCCATCTGGAGTAAAAAGAAAAGATTTCAGAGGTCCAAAACCAGCAGCCAAAGGTGCTATGATTAAAGCAAAACAAGGAGCCTACATTGGTTCTTTTATTAAAAGTGATATAGACGGGAAAAAAATTTCTAATAAATCTTACGAAAAGTATTATAAAGGAATGATCTAATGTCTAAGGGAGGACTAAAGGAATGGTTCAAACAAAATTGGGTAGATATTGGGAGCAAGCGAAAAGATGGTACTTTCGCAAAGTGTGGAAGATCGAAACAACTTGCGGATGCGAAACGGAAGTATCCAAAATGCGTGCCTCTAGCGAAAGCAAGAAGAATGACAGAGGGACAAAGAAAATCTGCCGTTGCAAGGAAACGGGCAGCTGCCAATGTGGGACCTAAACCAACTAACGTTAAAACTGTTTTAAAACGTGATCAGGGTGGAGATGCTAAAAAACCAAAATCTTCAAAAGGTAAAATTGGCATTGGGTTATTTACTGTAGATAATCCTCCTATCACACCTGAAAGTAATTTAATTGATGTATTTGAGGACACTAAAGTAGATTTAGATCCAAATATAAATTATAGTAGAATATATAAAGATAATATCCAAGTAGATCTTGGAATAACATCAAAAGGAAAAGCTCGGTTTAGAATTAAAAAGAGGTTTTAATTATGGCAACATCAGGTCTTACATCATTTGATTTAAATATAGATGATATTATTGAAGAAGCATATGAAAGATGTGCAATTCAAACAAACTCAGGTTATGATTTAAGATCAGCAAGAAGAAGTTTAAATTTATTATTTTCTGAGTGGGGTAATAGAGGTATTCATTTATGGAAAGTAGCTTTAGTTGAAAATACTTTGGTATCAGGACAAGCTGAATACACTGCACCCTCATCAACTAGTGATGTATTAGAAGCTTTTGTTTCTTCAACAGCCGCAGCATCAAACACTGCCAGTACACAAGATGTTTCTTTAACAAAAATTGATAGATCCACTTATGCAGCTTTACCAAATAAATTAGCGACTGGGCAACCATCACAATATTATGTGCAAAGAGAAACAACACCTAAAATATTTTTATATCAAGCACCTGATTTAAACACTTACACAACACTAAAATATTATATAGTTAAAAGAATTGAAGATGCTGGAGCCTACACTAATCAAGCCGATGTGGCATATAGATTTTTACCATGTATGTGTTCAGGTTTAGCTTATTATTTAGCAATGAAAAAAAATCCACAATTAGTACAACAAAATAAATTAATATATGAAGATGAATTGAAAAGGGCGTTAGATGAAGATGGTCAAAGAACATCAACTTTCATAACACCACAATCTTTTTATCCAAATGGATTATAATTATGGCAAAATATGCTTCAGGTAAAAGATCATTAGCAATATCAGATAGATCTGGTATGGCTTTTCCATATGATGAGATGGTTAAAGAATGGAATGGATCTTTAGTGCATAATTCTGAATACGAATCAAAACAACCACAGATACGTAGAAGATATGCTGTGAGTGATGCCATCGCTTTACAAAATCCAAGAAACATGAAATTTCAGCAACCAACAACAGTAGCTGAAAACGATAATACTTTAGCTGATTCAGGTGGTATTTTTGTTGGGGTAGCAAACTTAACTTTACCAGGAGATTTTGCTTTTCAAACTTTCACTACAGAAATAAATACTAATGGTTTAGACACTAGCCAACAAAGTATGGAACCTAGAGACCCATCATTACAAAACAGAAGAAGACAAGCTACATGTTTAGTTAACCCTGTAACAGTGGAGATATCATAATGGCTATTACACATGCAAATTTTTTGACCCAAGTAAGAAACTACACAGAAGTAGATAGTAATGTTTTAACAGATGCTTTAATTGATCAGTTTATTACTAATACTGAGTTAGATGTAGCGAGTAAAGTAGATTATGACGATCTAAGAAAATATTCTAATTCTAATTTTACCGCTGCCAATAGAGCTGTTAGCCTCCCAGGTGATCTTAAATATTTAAGAGCAGTAAAAATTACTGACGGAGGGACAGAAGTATTCTTAGAAAAAAGAGATCAAACTTTTATAGCTGAATTTAATCCTACTGGAACTCAAGGGCAGCCAAAATATTATGCTAATTATAATGACAAAAACATTATAGTTGCACCTACACCAGCCTCAGCTTTAGCTATTCAGATTCAATACATTAAAAACCCACCTCATTTTGATAGTGGCAACTCAACCATGTTGTCAGACCAACATCAAAATCTGCTTTTATATGGTGTATTAGTGGAATGCTTTTCTTATTTAAAAGGTCCGGTTGATATGTACAACCTATATAAAACAAGGTATGATAAAACATTAGAAGCTTTTGCGTTAGAGCAAATGGGCTCAAGACGTAGAGGTCAATATACCGATGGTGTTCCAAGAGTTAAAATTGGTTCACCGTCACCATAAAATTATAGGAGAATAAAATGGCAATAACAACTAATGCAATAACAAACTCTTTCAAAGAAGAAATTCTTGAAGGCGTACATAATTTTACACCTACATCAGGTGATAAATTTAAACTAGCTTTATATACTTCACAAGCATCTATTGGAGCAGACACTACAGTTTACCCAGGAGACAGTTCTGGAAACCAAGTTAGTAACACTGGTCAATATGCTCAAGGTGGAGGTTTATTAGTTAACGCTCTTGTTTCAACACAAGGAACAGTAGCATTCGTAGATTTTTCAGACTTATCTTTTACAGGTGTAACATTAACAGCAAGAGGTGCTTTAATTTATAACACTTCAGACAGTAACAAATCTGTTTGTGTATTGGACTTTGGCTCAGATAAAACAGCTACGTCAGGAACTTTTACGATTCAGTTTCCTAACCCAAACAACACACAAGCTATAATCAGAATCGCATAATTAGGAGCCCGGTGTTATGGCACAATTAACTTACACCGTTACCGTAGCAACGGGCAGCCTTTACTTAGGTGGAGGTTCAACAGGAAATGTTTACTATTTAAATGGTGTAAGAGATATTGATTTAACTTGGGTAAAGGGTGGAACTTTAAGGTTTGATCAAAGTGAAGCCACTAACGACAACCATCCTTTATTTTTTTCAACACAAAATTCAAGCCCTCAGTCAAATATTTATGCAAACGGTGTTACGTATTATTTAGATGGAACTGCATCTCAATCAGATTATTTTAATACTACAAATTTTAACGCTGCAACAACAAGATACGTTGAAGTAACTCCAGCATCAGAAACAGATTTTTATTATGCCTGTTATATTCATGGAATTGGAATGGGTGGTGCTATCGATGTTACACAAAATACTTGGGGTGCTGCGTCTTGGAATTCAGGTCAATGGAGTGATCAAACAGATATTGATTTAGATGTAACAGGCCAACAATTACAATCTTCTATAAATTCAGTAACTGCTTTTCCAGCTATTGGTTGGGGAGGAGATGTATGGGGTTCATTAGTTGGCGGTTGGGGAAATTTAAAAGACACCGCATTTCCTGTTTCTGGAACTCAACTTCAATCTAGTATTGGTGAAGAAGGCACTGAGGGAGAAATAAACACAGGTTGGGGTAGAAACACCTGGGGAGCAAATGGTTACGGTATTGCAGGCACAGTAGAAGCACAAAGTTTTGAACTGCAATCAACAACTCCAGGCGTTACTGTTGAAAATGAAATAAATGTTGGTTGGGGTAGATTAGAATGGGGTAATGGTGCATGGAATGTTGGTTATTCTGTTGAATTAGGATCTTTAAGTTTACAATCAACTATTGGAGAAGAACAAGGCTTTACTAATTTTACAGCTGAACCTGCAGGTTTTGGTTTACAATCTACAATAGGAGATGCTCACGAAACTACAGCAAATGGTGATGTTGCCGTATTTACAAATTTATTACAAACTTCACAAGGAACGGCTATTGGAGCTCAAGACTTAGATTTTATAATTTCAGGAATAGGTATGCAATCGTCTATTGGTACAATAGAGGTAGGTGCATTAACAATAAGTAGTCCTGATGGTATTCAATTACAAACCAATTTAGGTGAGGAAGATCTTGCAGGAGGAGCAATAATAACTTTAACAGGTATTCAAGCAACGTCTGTTACAGGAGATGCAGATGGAACATCGGTGGCAGATGCAACAGGATCACAACTACAATCCTCTATTTCTAGTGTTACATTAACAGGAAACGCAGCAATAGATTTAACAGGCATACAGTTGACTGGATCACTAGGCTCAATTAATATTACACCATGGAATGAAGAAGATTTAGGAGTCAATAATACTTGGACTGAGGTTGATTTGGCAGCTTAATTTTAGTAATATAACAATATAAGGATTTTAAAAATATGTCTACATACACATCTCTCGGAGTTGAACTTCAAGTAACCGGTGAAAATGCGGGTACATGGGGTGATAAAACAAATACAAATTTAACATTATTACAACAATTATTTGGCGGATTTAATCAAACATCAATAGCAGGTTCAGCTGGAGACTCACCTTTAACTGTGGTTGATGGTAACACAACTGGTACTGCTCAACAAAACATGATTGAGTTAACTGGAACGATTACTGGAAACAGAACCGTTTCAATACCTTTAGATATTGAAAGAATGTACATTATTAGAAATTCAACATCAGGTGCTTACACCGTTGAGTTTCAATATGCTTCAGGTTCAGGCACAAGCTTTACTTTCGCAGCTACAGACAAAGGCACAAGATTGCTTTACGCTAAAGCTGATGATGTAACAAACCCTAACATTATTGATGTTGGAATGGTTGACACTAGTGGAATTCAAACTTTAACAAATAAAACTTTAACATCACCTGCAATCGGAACTTCTGTTTTAGATACTGGTGGAAACGAATTACTTTTACTTACAGCTACAGGTTCAGCTGTTAATGAAGTTACATTAGCGAACGCTGCAACAGGCAACAATCCATCTTTCGCAGCAACAGGTGGAGACGACAACATTGGTATTGATCTTAAAACTAAAGGAACAGGCGTTATTAAAGCTGAAGACTCAGGCGGAAACGTTTCTGCAGTTAAAATAGCTGGTAAGGAAACTATATGGGTTCCTGCAGTAGCTATGTATCCAAATACTACAAACGGTTGTGCAGCCCTTGCTCAAGTAGAATTATCTAACGGACCTGAAATAAAAACTTTAGACTTTGATAAAGACTCTGATGAAAACGCTCAATTTGCTGTTGCTTTTCCAAAATCTTGGAATGAAGGCACAGTAACATTTCAAGTGTTCTTTACAGCAGATTCAACAAACTCAGGAACTGTATCTTGGGATTTAGCAGGCGTTGCATGCTCTGATAACGACACTATAAACGTGGCGTTTGGAACGGCAGTTGCACCAACAGCGAAAGCACACAGTGGTACAGCAAACGATTTAGACGTAACAGCAGAAAGTGGAGCATTAACTATTGCAGGTACACCGGCAGCAGGAGATGAAGTATTCTTTCAAATCACGAGAGATGTGTCAGATGACTCTCTAACTGCAGATGCTAAATTATTAGGAATCAAATTATTCTTCACGACAGACTCTGCTAACGACTTGTAAGGAGAATAAAAATGTCAGGATTTGGATTTAACGTTCTAGGTTTTGGTAGCAGTGCATCAGTAGCAGATCCAGCAGTAGATTATGTAGTTGTAGCAGCCGGCGGTGGCGGTGGAAACGGCCGAGGCGGTGGCGGCGGAGCTGGTGGATATAGATCCACATTTGGTTCGGCCTCTGGTGCAGGAAACACTGGCGGTGGAGGAACTATTGAGGGAACAATAGAGTTTACATCAGGACAACAATATACAATCACAATAGGTGGCGGAGGAGCCAGTGTATCAGGCGATACACAAGGAAACGATGGTGGAACCTCTTCACTTTCAGGATCAGGAATAACAACAATTACATCAACCGGTGGCGGTGGCGGTGGAGCATATAATAACAAATCTGGAAAAGCAGGAGGCTCTGGCGGTGGCGGATCAGGTAGTGCCAGCGGTGGTGCAGGAACTGCTAATCAAGGTTCTGCTGGTGGAAACAGTCCAGGTGGTTTAAATGGAGCCGGTGGCGGCGGTGCATCAGCAGTTGGATCAAGCAGCTCAGGTGGAGCTGGCGGAGATGGGGAATCATCATCAATTACAGGATCATCAGTAACACGAGCAGGCGGTGGCGGAGGCGGCGGAGATAACGCTGCTGGAGCTGGCGGAGCTGGCGGAGGCGGAGCTGGAGCCATTGGAACTGGAAATGCTGGAACTGCAAACACTGGCGGCGGTGGAGGCGGCGGAAAATACCCACAAACTTCAGGTGCTGGTGGATCAGGCGTAGTAATTTTAAGAGTGGCCTCTGCATTATACACAGGAACAACAACAGGCTCTCCAACAGTAACAACAGACGGCACGGCAACTATTTTGACATTCACAGGATCGGGGACTTATACAGCATAATTATGGCACACTTTGCAGAATTAGATTCAGAAAATATAGTAAAAAGAGTTTTAGTGATTCATAACAATGAAGCTCCTACAGAGGAAGCTGGTATTAATTTTTTAAAAAATCTTTATGGATCAAGCACAACTTGGAAACAAACATCTTATAATACTTTTGGTGGGGTTCACTATACAGATGGTAATCGTACAGTTCCTAGTGAAGATCAAAGTAAAGCTTTAAGAAAAAATTATGCAGGTATTAATTTTACTTATAATGAAGAAAAAGATGCTTTTATTGCACCTCAACCTTATCCCTCTTGGATTTTAAACGAATCAACATGCCTATGGAAAGCTCCAATTGATATGCCTGATGATGGTAATAGTTATATTTGGAATGAAGAAAATCAGAATTGGGAGGCACAATAAAAATGTCGGGATTTGGATTTAATGTATTAGGTTTTGGAAGTAGTGCAGCAGTAGCAGATCCAGCAGTAGACTATTTAGTTATTGCAGCCGGCGGTAGCGGTGGAAATGGTCGAGGTGCTGGTGGCGGAGCTGGTGGTTACAGATCAACATTTGGCTCAGCTTCTGGAGCAGGAAATACTGGTGGCGGAGGAACGATTGAAGGAACAATAGAATTCACTTCAGGAGTACAATATACAATTACAGTGGGTTCTGGAGGAGCCAATGTATCAGGTTCTGGAACAGTAGGAAACAACGGCGGAGACTCTTCTCTCGCAGGTACAGGAATTACAACAATTACATCTACAGGTGGCGGTGGCGGCGGTGCATACAATAACCAAGGCGGAAAATCTGGAGGATCAGGAGGAGGCGGTTCTGGTTCAGGCGGGCCTGGATCAGGAACTTCAAATCAAGGTTTTGCTGGTGGGACATCTAGCGGTGGTAGTCCATATTCAGGTGCTGGAGGAGGCGGTGCTTCTGCAGCCGGAGTAGATGGTCAAGGAACAGCAGGTGGTGCTGGAGAATCATCATCAATTACAGGGTCGTCAGTACAAAGAGCTGGTGGCGGCGGTGGTGGTGGAGACTTTGCTGCTGGAGCTGGAGGTGCTGGAGGCGGTGGTGCTGGAGCCACTGGAACTGGAACTGCTGGAACTGCTAACACAGGCGGTGGTGGAGGTGGTGGAAAATATCACTCTAACTCAGGAGCCGGTGGATCAGGTGTAGTAATTTTAAGAGTAGCCTCTGCACTATATACAGGTACAACAACAGGCTCTCCAACTGTAACAACAGATGGAACATCAACTATAATGACATTTACCGGGTCGGGGACTTACACAGCATAAATATGGCAAACTTCGCAGAATTAGATTCAAATAACGTAGTAAAAAGAGTTGTAGTAATTCATAACAATGAATCTCCAACAGAAGAGGCTGGTATTAATTTTTTAAAAAATCTGTATGGAGCAGATACGAATTGGAAACAAACTTCTTATAATACTTTTGGTGGAGTCCATTATACAGACGGTAGTTATACTGTGCCTAGCGAAGATCAAAGTAAAGCTTTTAGAATGAATTATGCAGGAGTTAATTTTACTTATGATGAAGAGAAAGATGCTTTTATTTTACCTCAACCTTTTCCATCTTGGACTTTAAACGAGTCTACATGTCAATGGGAAGCCCCTATAGCTTATCCAGGTGTTTGGGGTTCTGATGTAGAGGGTAAATACGTCTGGAATGAAGAAACCCAAAGCTGGGATGATTACCCTCAAGAGTAATTGTGGAATCTTCACAAATAACAAAAAAATTTTCTAAATATCTAACTAGTATTAAATACCCAGAAAAAAATTGTTCTTGGAACATTGCTGGAGTTCTAAGAAAATCTAATAGGTATTATAAATTTGATGTAAGAAACATGCGTAAATTACCAAATGGTCAAATAGGTAAAGAAGGGTCTTTAAAAACTAAGGCTGATAAAATGGTTTTTGAAACTGATAAATATTGGGTTGTATTTGACATTGAAGAATTACATAAATACTTAAAAGTAAAAAAATTAAAAACGCTGTATTTTGATGATTTAATGGATGATTTAGATTGGAATATCATAATACCTAAATAATATTGAAATAAATATTAAATAGTATATGTTGAGTAAATAGAAAGATGCAACTAGATTTACCACCACCTGATCATGAAATTAAGATAATAGAAAATTTTTTAGATAAAAATTTTTTTAACGATCTACAGACATTAATTGTTAAATCTGAGTTTGCATGGTTTAAAAGAGATCATATGACCTCTCCTAAAGACTTAGGATTTTTTACTCACTCCTTCTATAACGACCACAGAATAAACACAGACAATTATTTTAAATATATAATACCTATTTTAAAAATTTTAAATTCAAGTGCTGTAGTTGAAGTAAAAGCTAATATGCTTGTTAGCCCTTTTTATCAACATAGTTCTGATGATAAATGGAGCTCTGATGGGTTTCATACTGACTATCCTTTTAATTGTAAAACAGCCATATTGTATTTAAACGATTTTGATGGTGGCACAGAATTTAAAATGGGGGAAGAAATTAAATTTGTTGAGGCTAAAGCTAATAAAATAGTGGTGTTTGATACCTGTATTCCACACAGAGGAAAGCCATCCAAAATAGATACTTTTAAATATTTGATTAATTTCAATTATTTTGAAAGTTAAAAATTCGTTGATATACAATTAAATATAATATATTAGAATTAATTATGGCTATTGAAGTTTTTGATGATCTTATACCTATGAAGATAAGAAACTTTATTTATTCTTTTGCAGTAAATTCAAGGTATAAAATTGTTGGATGGAATGATAGAAACGACTTAGAGTTAGTCGACAAACATGACCTCCATTCTCCGTGGAGCTATGAAGATTTAGAAAACAGTAAGATTGTTCCTTACGTAACAGAAGCTTTAAAAAAATCTAAACATTTTAATTCATATACAATGAATGACTTTTCTTCTTGTAACATTAATGCAGTAAAACCTAACGATCATTATTATACGCATTCACATTTAGATGGCATAATATCCATTTTGTATTATATAAATATGGAATGGCAACACAACTGGGCTGGTGAAACTATTTTTTACAAAGAAAACATGAAAGATATAAATTTTACGTCCTCTTTCGTACCCGGTAGATTTATCTTGTTTGAAGACGAGCCACATACCATAAGACCACAATCTTTTATAGGCCCAGCTTATAGATTTACAATGGCTTTATTTTTAGAAAAAAAGAAGCAGAATGACAAATAAAAAACAAATAGCAGCACTAAGACTGACCATTAAATGGTTTAAAAAACAAATTAAACCAAGAGATTGTGGTTGGATGCACACCACCATAGATGGTTTAAAATATAGAATAAAACAGTTAAAAGCAGACAAGTAGATTTGGCAAGTCTTATATATTATAATAAACTATGCCTTTAAGTTTTGTTAATATAAGACCAGGATTCAACAAACAGATTACTCCTACAGCTGCCGAGGGGCAGTATATTGATGGAGATAATGTAAGATTTAGATATGGTCTACCTGAAAAAATTGGTGGTTGGGAGCAACTTACTGCAAGTACATTAGTAGGAGCTGCAAGAGCACAACATCAATGGACAGATTTAGACGGTCGTAGATACGTTGTAATAGGAACTCATAAAGCCTTAATACTTTATTACTCTGAAGCTTTCTACGATATTACACCTTTAGATACAACATTAACAGGAGCAACTTTCAATACTTCAAGCGGTTCTGCCACTGTTACTGTAAATTTGACCTCACATGGTTTAAACGTTGGAGACTTATTTACATTTACTATTTCATCAGCACCAACTGGTTTTGTTTCTGCTGATTTTAGTGGCACATTTCAAGTTGTAACCGTTCCAGACATAAACTCATTTACTATAACTATGAGTTCGACCGCAACTGGGACTGCATCTGCATCTGGGTCTGCATCAATAAATCCATATGTAAGACCAGGGGCACTTAATCAAACTTTTGGTTTTGGATGGGGGACAGGTTTATGGTCTGGAAGTTTAGCTGGTGCAATATCATCTACTTTAAATGGTTCATTAGCTGATGACGCACAAGGTAACAATGGCTCAGCAACAAACATTACCTTAGCTGATGCATCCTTATTTCCAACATCTGGAACAATATTAGTAGGTGGTGAGTTGATAACGTACACCGGCAAATCATCTAATGATCTAACGGGTATTACCAGAGGTGCAAGCGGGTCCACAAGATCAGCACACTCAAATGGATCTATAGTTGAGGACACAGCAAACTTTGTGGGTTGGGGACAGGCATCTTCAGCTAGTACAGTTGTTCTACCTTCTGCTGACTGGTCTTTAGATAATTTTGGACAAAATTTAGTAGCAACAATTTTAGATGGTAAAACTTTTACTTGGGAGCCAATCAACGCAAACTCAAACGCTCCACAAACTAGAGCTGCCGTAGCTACAGGAAACCCAACAGCATCAGTGATGACAATCGTATCAGATCAAGATAGGCATTTATTTCATTTAGGCACTGAAACAACAATAGGCTCTGCAGGGACGCAGGATAAAATGTTCATACGTTTCTCCGATCAAGAAGATATTGCAGATTATGCACCTACTTCTACAAATACCGCTGGAACCTTTCAACTAGATGATGGCACAGAAATAAGAGGAGCGGTAAAAGGTAAAGATTACATATTTATATTAACAGATACTGCTGCTTATATTTCACAATTTGTTGGACCACCCTTTACTTTTTCAATAAGAAAAGTTGGATCTAATTGTGGTTTGATTGGAAAACACGCTCTTGTTTATGCAGATGGTGTTGTTTATTGGATGGCTGACTCAGGTGGATTTTTTGTTTATGATGGTACAGTAAAAAGTTTACCTTGTTCTGTTGAAGACTTTGTGTTCACAACAAATAATACTGGTGATTTAGGAATAAAATTTGACCAAGCTAAAAAAGTATACGCTGGGTACAATACCTTATTTGGTGAGGTAACTTGGTATTATCCTAAATCAGGATCTGATCACATTGATAGAAGCGTTACATTTAATTATACCGAAAATACATGGACAACAGGATCATTAGCAAGAACAACTTATTATGATGCTCAACTTTTTGATCACCCGTACGCAACTGAATTTTCGTCTACTGGAGTGCCAACCTTTCCAACAATAATAGGTGCAACAAATGCAAACGGTGCTACCACATTTTATGAACATGAAAAAGGAGTTGATCAAGTTAACAGTTCAGGAACAACTGCTATTTTAGCTAACGTACAATCAGGTGACTTTCAATTAGCCTTAGATGGTAATGGTGAATTTTTTACTAAGATAAGAAGATTTATACCAGATTTTAAAAGAATAACTGGTAACGCTCAAATCACTATTAATTTAAAAGATTTTCCTGTAGACACGGCAGCATCCTCTCCTTTAGGTCCATTTACAATTTCAAGCTCTACAGAAAAAATTGATACACGAGCAAGAGGCAGAGCTGCTAGTTTAAAAATAGAAAATACAAGCACAGGTCAATCTTGGAGATATGGAACATTTCGTGCTGACATACAACCTGATGGTAGAAGATAATGGCAAAAATTACGGCATACATTCCAGAACCTAAAGAAACTTATCAACCTGAGAATCAAAGACAGGTGCTACAATCTTTAGATACTGTTAAGCAACAACTAAATACTTCTTATCAGCAAGATTTAAAAAATGAACAATCAACTTTTAACTGGTTTATAGCATGACAATACAATACAAAAATGCAGGAATAAATTTAACAACTACAGACACAACAACTATATTAACGTCACCATCATCTGCTAGATGCTTAGTAAAACAAATACAAGTTGATAACGCATCAGGGTCACCGGTCAATCTATCAGTGCAGTTAACAGATAGTTCTGCCTCATCTACTTTCAGAATAAGAAACAAAGCTATACCAGCAAATGAGGTTGTTGATATTATAAATCAAACTCTAGTGCTTGAAGAAGGAGACTCATTAAAGATGACAGCAGGCACTGCAAATGAAATTCAAGGAATTATAAGTTACGCTCAAATTGATAGGTCACAAGAGAATGGGTAAGAAAAAACCTTTATTTGGAGTAAATAATTATAAAAAAAGAACACCGAAAAAAAGACCAGGAAGGCATACAAAAAGATTGAATAAACATAAAAAAAGAAGTAATAAGAAACACGGCTATAGAGGCCAAGGGAGATAATATGGAAATAAAAAGAATACCAGCACACGCAGTAGAAAAAATTAAGAATAAGAGAACTGGAAAAGATTATAAAGATAAAGCAGAGTTTGATGCTGATGTTGCAGACCCAAATACAGATACGACTGCAGCAGATTTTCAACAAGATCTTATAATTACTCCAGCTTCAATTGGTGGTAAAAGCGATACTAAATGAATCCTCTAGGAGGAACTGAGTTACAATACGAACTGTTATATAAGTACGTAGATAACAATTTATTAGAAAACTTTCTAATCACAACCTCTGTACCTGAGAAGATTCCATTAAGCTTAGACAAAATTAATATACTTTGGCAGCAAAACTCTTATGACCAACCAAATTTAACAGAATGGTTTTCTAATAAAGATAATCATAAGAAATATGATTATTACGTGTTTAATTCGCATTGGTGTTTTGAAAAGTTTAGAATGAGGTATAAAATACCAACTGATAGATGCACTGTAATAAAGAATGCAGTTGAACCATTTCCTGAAAAAAAATTCGAAAGAAAAGATAAACTTAAAATGATATATCACTCTACTCCTTGGAGAGGTTTAAATGTTTTATTAGGAGCTATGCAACTTATAAAAAGTAAAGATGTAGAATTAGATGTATATTCAAGTACACAAATATATGGGGATCAATTTAAATCTTCAAACGATGATCAATATAAAAAATTGTATGAGCAAGCAAAATCTTTACCTAATGTAAATTATATAGGGTATGTAAGTAATGATGAGATTAGAAAGAGATTGCAAAATTATGATGTGTTTTGTTTTCCAAGTACATGGGAAGAAACATCTTGTATTGCTGCTATTGAATCGTTAGCTGCAGGTTTACACATGGTCACTACTAATTATGGTGCCTTATTTGAAACGTGTTCTGAATGGCCAGTATATATAAATTATACGGAAAATTATAAACAACTTGCACAATTATTTGCGTTTTCTATTGATGAAGTTAATTCTTATTTATATAAAGGATCTGTGCCTGCATTTTTAAAAAGTCAACAACAATTTTATAATCAATTTTATTCATGGGAAAGAAAAAAAGGTGAGTGGACAAATTTTTTACAAGGACTATTACATGAAAAACGATCCAAATTCTGAACCCCTTTGGTTTAATAAAGATGAGCAAAAAGAAGAATTAAACAAGAATAGTTTATTTGTTGCAACACCTGTTCATTCAGAAGTAAGCATACATTATACGCAGTCATTATTGGAATTACAAAAACTAGCTATTAAGAAAAAAACAAAAATAGTATTTCAACTGTATAAATCATCGTTAGTTACACAAGGTAGAAATTTATGTGTATCTGCTTTCTTACGTAGTGGTATGAGTCACTTACTATTTATAGATTCTGATATAGGATTTAAACCTGAAAGTGCTTTTAGGTTATTAGATGCAAACAAAGATGTTATATCTGTTCCATATGCTTTAAAAGATATGTGTTGGGATAAGGCATTGTACATGATTAAAAATAATAAAATAAAAACAGTAGATGATTTAAAGTATAGAGCACTTTATAGATATCCGTTTAAAGTGGCAAATGCTGAAAGTATAGAGGTCAAAGATGGAGCAATAGAGGTGACCCACTCACCCACAGGTTTCATGATGATTAAGAGATCAGTATTTGAAAAAATGATAAAAAAATATCCTAATTTTGAAATCGTTCAAGATAACGTTATTAATGGTAAAAATGAAAGAGTTGAACATTTCTATAATTTTTTTGACACTTTGCACGATCCTGAAACAAAGACTTACTTAGGTGAGGATTTTGCGTTCTGTAAGAGGTGGAGAGATATTGGTGGCAAATGCTATTGTTTGGTCAATGATTACATATCACATGTTGGCGAACACCAATATACAGCATGCTTTGCTGATGAGTTGATTAAAGAATTCTAAAATGGTAATATTTCCTAATTAGCTAATTTTAAGGAATACTTAATATATGTTACAATTTTTACCCTATGCACTAGCCGCTTACGGAGGATATAAAGGATATAAAGCCTCTAAAGACGCTGGTGGATCAGGTCTTCAGAGATTATTGGCAGGAGCGACAGGAGCATATCTTGGATACCAGGGTGGCCAAATGGTTCCTGGAGTACAGCAAGCAGGTTTTAAACCTCTTTTACAAACAGCACCTTTTCAAAATTTAGGACAGACATCTGTTGGTCAATCATTAGGATTACCTTTTACAGGTGATGGCTTTGGTATGGGTGATGAGTTTGCTAGACAAACTTATTCGCAACAATTATCGGGCATACAGGCAGCACAAAAAGCAGCTGCGGCAGCTGCAGGAACCGGTGGGCCTGAAGGACAGAGAGCTCCGATGAACCAATTACAAAAACTATTATTTAGACAAAGAGTAACAGAAGGTGGAAAATTTACAGGTGAGCTAGAATTTAGTCCTGGCAAAGTTGCTGCAGCAATAGCAGCTGGCACATACTTAGGTGGTGCCTTTGAACCAAAACCAATAGATGTTTATACACCAACTTATAATTTAGGAGTCGCTGAGTTACAAAAACAAAGAGGTGGATTTAAATATATAGACCCTATTACAGGAGAAGAAAAAACTTTTGATCAACCTTATATACCTGAAGCTGGTAGAGACCCACTATATACAGCGGGACCAATAGAATTATCTAAAAATACTTTTAATACAGGAGGCTTAGCCTCAATACCAAAATATAATCAAGGTGGTATAAATTTTTTACCGAGTAAAGTTACTCATGATGAAAATGATTCTAACAATTATGTTAGAGCACAAGGATACGTCGAAGACGGATCTGGCACAGGAGACAAAGACAAAGATACAATGTTAGCTCAACTAGCAGACGGAGAGTTTGTAACAAGAGCAGATGGAGTATTAGGAGCAGGAATCATAGCAGGTGCGAATCCAGAGAGTTTCAAAGACATGCGTGAAAAAGGTGCCTCATACTTCTATGAACAACAAAAACGATACAAAAGAGTTTTTGATTTATTAAAAGGAAGTAGAGATGCAAAAGCAAAAGCTAATTAAACCACAAGTAGATATCTTATCTGTTGAACCACAATTTATTGATAAGTTCTGGCCATTGTGTGAATTTATGGTTACTGAATCTTTACATTATTCAGGTGGCTTTGCATCCGCACATCATATTAAAGATTTACTTAAAAAAGATGAAGCACAATTATTCTTAGCTTTTGGTAGTGATGAGGAAGAATTAAATCAAGTGTTTGCACTCATGGTCACAAGAATAGCAGCATTACCAAACTATAGTCAACTTGAAGCTATAATTGCGACTGGAAAAAAAAGATTTTTATGGGAAGACAAACTAGTTTCAAAGGTAAGTGAGTTTGCTAAAATGAATGGTTGTAAAAAACTATCTTTTTGGTGCAGACCAGGTTGGGCAAGAGTATCAAAAAAATGGGGTTGGAAAATTAGACACGTACAAATGGAGAGAAATTTATAATGGGATCAATAGTTAAAAGTATATTTGGTGGAGGTTCTTCTGGAGCTCCAGCACCATCAGGTGGAAATACATTTACTACATCAGTAATTAGAGAGGCTCCTGGAATAGAGGAAAGAAAAATAGAATTAATGGATCTGGCAAGAGCCGCAGCCGGACAACCAGTATCAATTCCTTCAATAGGTGTTGCTCCATTTTCACAATTAGAACAAACTGGATTTACACAGGCAGGACAAACTGGAGCTGGGCTAGCACAATTATTAGCTGCTCAAACTCCAAACATCGCTCAGTTTCAAAATCCTTTTGAAGCACAAGTTATAGATGAAATAAATAGACAAGCAGCTCAAGCTCAAAATAGGTTATCAGCACAAGCAGTAAGATCAGGAGCTTTTGGTGGTGGAAGAGAAGGTATAGCAAAAGCAGAATTAGAGAGAGCAAGACTTGGTCAAGTTGGTTTAGCACAAGCTCAAGGGTTTGATAGAGCTCTAGCTGCAGCTCAACAACAACAAAGAACTTTGGGCGATTTAGGTATGGCTTTACAAAGACAACAACAAGGAGACATTCAACAATTATTAGGTGCTGGTGGCTTACAAAGACAACTTGCTCAACAAACTTTAGATGCTCAAAGACAATCGCAATTACAACAATCTTTCGAACCATTCCAAAGAGCAGAATTTTTATCAAACATTTATGCAGCAGGACCAAAATCGCAATCAACGATCACGGCAGCTACGCAACCGGCCACAAGTCCATTAGCTCAATCTATTGGAGCAGGCTTAGGAGCATTTACAGCTTTCCAAGGTTTTGGCAACAACCAAGGAAGGTAACATGGCATTAAATGATGTATTAAACAGACCTTTGTTTAGACAACAAGCTTTGAAAAAAGGTGCATTGAAACCAATACATGCACAGACAGGCGTAATGGTTGGTCCACCAGTCATGGGTAGTACA